GTCACACGTTGCATTTTTCAATAAAGCATCCGTGCTTAATTTATGCATTGTAGTCTTATAAGCAATGTTTGGAATGATAGTCATACCTCCATTTGCCAATGTGTTACCGCTTAATAAAGCAGCTTTTACCCATAGCTTAGAATCCTGTCCAGCATATGAAGTTGAAATGTTAACTGTTGTAGCCATTTTTTATTTGTTTATTTGTTGTTATATACTTCTTCTAAAATTCTATCTCTTAACGATTTTGGCGTATTAATCGCTAAATCTACTCTCTCCATTGGTTGTACGTTCTCAGGGTTGAATTGAATCGGTTTAGGCTCAGCGCTAAATTCGATAACGTCCGTTGGTTGTTCTTCAACTACTTCTGGAGTCATTGACGCTAACTTAGTTTCAAGCTCTGCAATCTTTGCCTCCATTTCTGCGAAGTGTTGCTCCGTGATTTGTACAACTTTCTTTGGTTGTTTCACTTCAACTTCTGGAGTCACATCCGCTTCAACAGGCATCTCTTCCTCTTCTGATTCTGCAGGCATCTCTTCGATAGCAGCAATCATTCCTTTTTCTTCAACTACCAATAGTCTACCGTCTTCAAGTTCGTACTTTCCAACTTCTAAAGGTACGGGCTCACCCTCAGGAACTACAATCATAACACTTGCACCGACCTCAAAAGAATCCGCTTCGATTACCGTGTTGCCGTCTGCTAATGTTTGCTCTTCCAATTTTACTTCCATTCCAAGGAAAGTTTTAATTGTTTTTAATGCGTCTTTTATTTCTTTATTCATATTTGTTTGGTTTATTTATTATTTATTGAAATGTAGATGGTGCTTTAAAAGTGTCGATAGTGTCGATTATCTCGTTGCCCGTATCTATGTTGTTTTTTAACGCCGTATATCCTTTTACATCGCTCGGTTTTAATCCTAATTCAGCAGAAACTTTAACTACTTGATTTAGTAAACTTGTAATGTTTTTTGTAGTGTCTAAATATGATTTTCTTGCATCAATCATTTTTTTGAAAGGCTTATCAGCATTGGTTAAATAATTTTGATAATCTTTCCATGATTCATCTGCTTTTTTTATAGACGGTAATATTTTTTTTAAAGCATCATCAATGTCAGATATAACACTAAGATTAACATCAATAGTATTGTCTATTTTTCTTACAATTTTTACTTTCATAACTATATAACTTTGTTAACCTCTTTCTGTTGTAATTTGCCTTACTTCAATAGTATGGTTTACGTTACTTACTACTTGTTGTTCTGTGCTTCCAACACCTTGTGATTTCCCATCACAACATTCTTTTGAATACGTGCCATCTTTACATTGGCAACCTTTTTTTCCTCCTTTTCTCATAACATTAATATATTACCTATTTCATTTGTAAATTGTTTAAATTCCTTAAAATCAATCTCTGTACACTTGTTTTCTTTTACAAAGTCTAAACCAATGTAAGCCACAAAGTTTCCTTTCTTAAAATACGGTGCTATACATATCGATTGAATTCCTTGTCTTAATAAAGATGCTTTTGTAGTCTGCTCTTTAATGCTATTCACGTCGCAATAGTTCATTCTTTCTAACATGATTTGTTGTAAGAACAAAGGGTATAAGCTAACGGGAATATTCTGTAAATTATGCGCTTCCGAGCTAATACCATTGTTGCAAACTTCAAAAGTCATTGATTGATGGTTTCTATGCGTACCATCGTAGTACTTAATTGTGTTGTGAAATTGAAAGATATAAGCCCTATCAGCATTATATTTTAGCATCAATTCGTTAAGCATTTGCTGAATCAAAACATTGTTGTTAATGTCTTTTTTCACTTCGTCAACAGTTTCAATTTTTTTAACTACTACTTGAGTAACCAATGACTTGTAATAAAAAAGAATGAAAGCAAGTAGAATTATAATTAGCACCGTTATCTTTGTCTTCCTGATTTGCTCTAAAATGTACTTGATTTCATTCATAATTATATAACCTTGATTTAGGAGTGTTGTTGTAAATTATATGTAGTCATTAATGATAGTTTCTTGCGCTGTTATTTCTGCTGTTACATCAGCATTCAAAACTTCATTTCCTACTCTGATTATATTTAAGTAGCTACTTTCTACATACGTGTAAGCTCCCCTTACTTCTGTTATTACCTCTATCATGATAAACAATTTAAAGTTAATTGACTAATATCAAAGCTACAAGCGTTTGAAGACGCTCCCGAAGTTCTAACCGCTTGCATTGTTATCGGTGTAGTATCACTTGGTAAATTAGTTGTGATTGTACCCTCAACTGTCACGTTGTTTTCTAAAGAAGTAACTTTGTAATATACATTCATAGAATCAAAAGGATTATACATTTCAAACACAAAGAAATCAGTAGCAACTGCACCACTTGTTCTATTTGCAGGAAAGTTTGATCCTAAGTCTATTTTTGTAGCAGTACCTGACCCATCGTTATGAAATACTTGTAAATTAGTATCAGAAGCATCCGAACCAATACCAATAATATTTAACAAACTTTCAACTGTAACAGTAGAAGACAAACCTAAAGAGGCTGTTGTTGCTGTCATACCATAAAATTGACGCGCGCCTGTATTAAATGCTGTATCACTTACACCAAAACCAACACAAAATTTCCACCCTGTGCCAACAATATTGAATGCACTTGTTGACCTATAACCACATATACCATTTAATGCTGGCGTTGAAACACCTATTTTTAAACGTGTTTTTTTAGTTTGTATAGATGTTGTTGATACCGCCACCGCTGTTGCTGTACCTTGTAGTGTTCCTGTTGCAATATTTTCAGCTAATACGGTTGTTGAGTTGTGTTGCGCTCTGTAACCCCTTGCAATTTCTGCACTTCCAACAACCCAATAGTTTTCAGCTAATAATTTAGCATCAATTTGATTTTCTACTGCCTGAGTAGTTGGGTATTTAGTATTATTAATTACACTAAAATTTGTCGCTTTATTTGCTAATACTTCAAAATCTGCAACATCATAAATAATCTCTTCTATACCACTTGCTGTACGTGTGTATATCTTACCATTTACAGTGTTCATATAGAACTCACCCATGTAAATATCTGTAGCCAACCACGTACCATCCCTATGGTCTGAACTACTTGGTACGGTTGCAATACCACTTCCTTTTTTTATTATAATTCTCTTTGTTATATCACTCATAAATTGTATATGTCTGAATTAATACTCGTACCAACACCGCCTATAACCTTGTATACGTCCTCATCTGTACCCGTGCCACCAAATAGAATCCCATTATCTTCATCTCCTAAATAGGTTTTAAACCATGTCATAGCGACCCTGTTAGGTATTTCACTATCGATAGGCTGTAAAAATAAAGAGTCACTATCGCTAACGGTAGTGACTGCTCTAAATCTTATGAATGAAGGAGTTATTTTGTTGTTAAACTCAGTCATTTTATAATGCTAAATTACCGAATACATAAGCCTCCGTAGCAGAAATAAATAGAATCGTAGCACTCGAATACTGAGTATTGATTTTCAATTTACCACCATCACTTCTTAACGTTACACCCGAACCAGCTGCTATTGTTGTTTGCCCAGCTCCGTATTGTGTTACTAATACCTGTTGACCCGCTGTAAAAATGTTTTGAGGTACCGTTAAAGTGTTAGCCGTTGCCTTATTCATTTCAACAACCTGCCCGTTATCAGCTGCTACTAATGTGTAAGAATCCGTTTTGCGTGATAATGTTAGGTCGATAACCTTTTGCACCGTGTAAGTTGCCCACGCAGAACCATTCCATCTATAAGTAGTATTTGAGCTTGTATTTACCACCAAAGCTCCTACTGTTGCGGTTGCGTTTGCTATAACATACGTCCAAACAAAACCATTCCATTCAGCAACTCCTGAAGCTAAAACTAAATAACGGTCACCTACAGCAGCACCGCCGCCATCAGCAGGCAATAATGTTTGCACCCCTAAAACAGTTAAGGCATAGTCAGTAGCTAATCCGACCTCTTTAATCGAGCCGTCAACATGATACTTTAACTTACCGTTGTAGTAGTGTATCGTTCCGTTTTCTTTTACTATTCCGCTCTCAGATGTGATAACATCAGGTTGCACCCTCCAGGTTGCGTTATTAATAGTTTGCGTAGTGTCAATTTGTGTTACTGGCATAATTATATTGATTTTAAAAGTTCCTTAATTTCGTTTATTATATCTTCATGGCTTTCTGCTTCCAATTGGTCTAACCCATCAAACTTCCCCTCGATACTAAACCCTTTGAATTTACCGTCTTTGATTTGTTGCCACACCTCTTCATTATAAACTTTCATTTTAACAACCCAACTACCTTTAATAGCATTAAGTTTGTAAAGATTAGACTTGTCGTATTTCTCATCTTCAACAATCCAACTTTCGATTAAACTAACACCATCAACATTATGATCATGATCAACTGTTACGTTGTTATTGTAATTCTTTTTTAAGTAAAGTTCTTGGACCTTAGCGATTGTTTCCTCGCTAAATGAAATTGTAAACTCCTTATCTTTGATACGTCTTAATATCTGTTTATGTGGCACCAATGCAAGGCCCACAACTTCACGTTTTTCATCGTTGGTAACTTGCAACTCAACATCCAATGTGCTTAGAAAAATAAAATCTTCCTCTATAGCGGGCTTATCTACTAACGAAATAGCAAATACCCCTTGGTCATCGTCTTTAATTGTTAGCTCTATATTCTGCATACTTTTATAACTTAGAATTGATTAAAATGTTGCATTTCTTACTCTATTACGGTCTAAAGCTTGAGCTGTCGATACTTCACCACTCACTACATAGGCTTTAATCGGTTGTTGTTGTAATGCTCCTAACTGCATTTGTGGTTGTGCTTGGATAATGTCAAAACTTGGTGTACGTGGTGCTGTTGGTGTACTTGTTGCCGTGTCTCCACCTCCTCCACCTTGAAATTGAGTCGCTGCAATTCTTGCGATGTTTATACCTCCAGTTGTCGCTGCAATTCCTGCTTCAACAAATTGCATACCTGTTGCTAATTTTAACGGGTTTCCTCCCGCTGTTAATGCTCCCGTTACGGCTTGCGCTGTATTCATAATTGCAAGTCCTAAATTAGCAGCTTTGTTTAATTGAAAAGCTTTTCGTTGGTCTGCTTCGTTACCGTCTGCAAATAAACTTGATAGGTCTGACAATATACCAAAGGCTTGTTGCCCCATTTGTATTTTTTTATTTTTAACCTCTTCCGCTAATTGCTTTTCACGTTCCGCATTTTCCTTATCTAACTTTGCTTTCTCTTGGCTTGTTTTATAGTCTTCCCTCAGTTGCTTATCTCCTTTCTCTCGTGCCTCTTTTGCAGGGTCACCTAATGACAAAGGTTTTAACCTCATCTTTTCAGAGTCTTCTAAGTCTTGTGCTTGCTTCTTTGCGAATTCGTCTTTTTTCTTTTGTAATTCTTGCGCTCGTTTTTCTGCTAACTCTTTAGCTTTGGCAATACGTGCCTCTCTGTCTTGCTCTGCTTTTTCCCTTATTGCTGTTTTGCTTTCTTCAATCTCTATTAACTTCGCTTTGTATTCCGCACTTCCTTTTTCTAATAGTGATAATTCTTTACGTTGCAATTCAAGTTGTGCGCTTAATACGTTTTTACCCTTGGCTTTCATCAAGTCAATTTCAAACTTCTGATTATCGATTGATTGCTTTGTTTTTAGCTCTTTATCTTTCTTATCATACCCTTGATTGTAGGCAGTAGCCATATTTTCACCTAACTTTTTTGCGTTGTTGTAAGCTTTTGAAAAGTCACCGCTAAATATATTACCTAATACCTGTCCAATAGTCTTAAATCCAGCTACAACACTATTAATTGTACCACTTGCAACCTGTGAAAAGTTCTTAAAAAAGTCGGTTACTTTCGAGAATCCCGGGAATGTATCTGTAATTGCTTTGCTAAACTCCTTCCAATTAGCTATAATACTGCCTAAAATAACGGCTAAAGCTCCTATCCCTGTTGAAATTAATGCAGCTCTTAACGACCCAAAGGCTTTAACAACTTGGTCTTTTATTACCGAACCTAATTGAATAAATGAATCCTTTGCGCCTCCTAAAGCTTGCAAGCCCTCAGCTAAAGCCATGGCGCTCTGAACTTTCAAAAGTTGCTCTTCTACCTTCTTACTTTCAACACCAACCAAGCCCAAAGCACCCTGATAAGCAGCGAACCCACTCGCAACACCTCCCAACGATGAGGATAAAGCTTTGAATTTCGCATCAGGGTTAAACGCATCCGTTAAGGCTTTCGCATCTTCAATTTGGTCTTTTAGTTCCGCTGCTCTTTTCGCTGCATTAGCTGCCTCTTTAGATGTTACACCAAACTGCTCCGATAACTTTGCAACTTCCGCTTGTGCCTCTCGTAATTGTGATTTAAGCGAACCTAAATTGTTCTTTACCTCTAATTCAATTATTTTCTTTTCTGCCATGTTGTAGCTTGTTTTAAGTATAACTCACGTTTGGCCTGTTTGTAGCTTTCACGCACCGAATTAGTAAGTTTATATTTGCCTTTTGCGATGTCTATAATTTCGCTTTGACCGTAGAAATCGTTAGACTTCAATAGTTGAATAATTGTGTTAAGCATCTTGGTAAATTGTTAAGTATGGTTTAGTGTTTCTATAATAATTAAATGTTTTTGGTAATCCTGTTAAATTCTCAGGTATAGTAACCGTAACTAATTGCTCTGTAGTGTAAATGATAAAATCAACACCATAGCCTAACATATCGGCTACTCCATTTTCAAGAAATATAGGTATCTCAACATTGCTTTCTGCTGCACTTTGAACAGGAACATTAATATTTGCAACTGCTCTAAAATCATTTATTAAAGACAAATCAACTTCACCGCTTGTTAAGTTTACTTTCATTTCGTTAATTACATATCGTTTGTCTCTAATTATCAAACGGTCATTTAGCTTTAAGCTTGTTAGTAATGATATAGGGAATAGTGCCTTAACGTTTGTTAGTCTGTTCTTTTGGTTGTATAGGTTTTTTAAATAGCTATCGTAGTATTGTGAGTACAAAGTATTTGTAATGTAAGTCGCGTCAAATGGGCTACCTTCAACTGCAAAATGATTTGAATAAACAGCATTGTTATATGTTGTTTGGTTTGTTAATGGTTTGTAACTATTAACTATTGCTGTTGACCCTCCAGTATCAAAATAAAAAGAAGTTGAAACAGAATTCTCATTGTAATACAACAATATAGGTTTATTGTCATACGCTTCATTTGAAGTCTTTTCATTTAGAATAAACGCTGTTGGTGGCTCATTTACATTACTTGTTAATTCTTTTGAGAATCTAATGTTTTCAAATGGAATATCTATTTTATATTCACCACCATCATAATTTGAATTTGTTTCTTTATAGCTTCCAAACTCTTTAGGTGCGTTTGTTTGTGAATCAAAATATTCTTGATTTAAAAAGCTTTCTGACTTTTCGTAATCAAATGAAATCTCTTTGTAAAGTTTGTGGCGCTCTATTGTTATTTCATCCGTATCCACATATTCTGTAATATCAACAACTGCACCTTTTGAATACCAATCGTCTAACGGTTCCACTTGAAAATTATCTACTGATGTAGCGTAACAAGTAAGATTAAACATTTTAAATATTCCACTAACAAAGTCGCTAACTTTAATGTTAGGAGCATAGACAGTTGGGTCAACAGTTGCAAATGAAAAAGTTTTATTTAAGCATCTAAATTGTGCTGCCTGTATTGGTGCAAAAACACTTTGACCTATACTCTTAAATTCAATTCTTATACCCACAACCGTTGCCGTACAAGGTACTGAAGCCCTAAGCTTAAAGCTCATTATGTTAGTACCGTTATAAGTCGTGCGTGGTATAATCTGGTTATCCCTGTAAACACCCGTGCTTTTTAGCTCAAATGTGTTTATTAAACTATTGTTTACGTAAACATCTAAATATAATTTTGCTGTCGGTATATTTGTAAGCCCTTGAGCGTATACAAAAACACCTTCCGTATTACTTAAATCCACCGTGTCAGTTGTAGTGTTTACCCTACTACCGTCATTTACTTGCAAGTCATCAACAGTTAATTGCACTGTTTCGGTCAAAACTTGCATCGTTTTCGCATTCTTTAACCATAAAAATAAATTAGTAAATACTTTTTGATTGAAAAAATTTGAGTTAAACGATACGTTATATTTTGTTTGTATAGCGTCAAATATCTTTTTTACACGTAATGCAGGAAATAATTCAGTGTAAACAATAGGGTAACTGCTATTACTTATGTCCGTGTTTGAGCCATCCCCATAACTCCATAGCCTATTAGCTGAAATCAAAGGGTAACGAATATGAGATAAAGCATTGTTTGTTGTGATACTTGTTCTTACTGCATTTCCGTTATATTGTTCGCTATATACACTTAAATCTAAATCTTTTAGAGTGTCATCCCCAAACTTATCCTTTAAGCTCGTTAAATCCCCGTAAAACGTAATAGAATAGCTTTCAACACGTCCTTTAACAACGTTTGAACTCTCGATTGATATTTTCCCACTCCTAAATGGAATTGTGCCTATCTCGATAAATCCGTTGCGCTTAATATTAGGGTTATCATTTGCATCAACGTCCGACTGATAAAAGTGTTCAAACAAACGGTTATTGTGCGGTGAAGCAGGAATAGTAAACGACTGAGTAAAGTCAGTGTAAACCTTTGCTAAATCCTGTACGTTTTGAATCGAACTATTAATCTGTATTTCTTCATCGTTGAATAACTCTAACTTTTCGTAGTTATTTGAATCCGCGATTACTTCAATATATACGTCTACCTTTCTCATCTATACAATACTATTAATTAAATCATACGCAAATTCAAACTCCAAACTATAATTAATTTGTTTAGTATTAAGCGACTTGTTTAGTTCAATTGATTTAGTTTTAAGGATCGCAGGCTTTTCATCTACTAACACTTTTTCACTTAACATTAATTGTTTTAAGTTGTCTTTAAAGTCCTCTTCTACCCAGCCTGAATTTACTTTAATACTTTGCATTCCGTTTTGATTGTACGTTGTACGTTGTCCACCTGTCAAACTATAATCATACGGTTGCATTAAGTTATAATCCTTATTTGTCACCTCGATATTATCGTTCGATGCTTTGAAAAAGAACTCCCTTTGAAAAGCCCCGTATTTATTTATGAAGTCAACTTTTACAGGTGTATACAAACACTCTTCAACGGGCTTGAATGTCCACGTTGCTTGCATTACGTTTGAGCTGTTTAACACCTCGGTTGTATATTCCTTTGTAAATTCTGAATTATAACATCGCGGCACGTAATACCAACCCAAAGACAAAGACGCACTTAAATAAACAATTCCATCGGTAACATTCGTCCATCTTATCTTGTCATTTGCTGCAACGTAAACCATAATAAATCCAGCGTTCGCGCCACTATGATAATAATAGTTTTTTTGATCTAACAAGTAATTCCCACCGTTATAATTTACACTATTAGCAAACTCTGAATATCCATCCGTTGCAATATAGTCTGTTGTATCAATCAATGTCTCAGTAAATCCAACGGTCTTATATCTCTTTACTCTTACATTAAGTTTCTGTACACTACCATAAGAAGTCGTTAACGTAGTAATGTTTGAATATACCGTGTGATCAAAGTATTCACGAATGTACGGTGCGATGTCATAGTAAGTTGTCGGAGCATTCGATGCAGGAATTGCCTTACTTAAGTTGTATTGTGGTGTAGCACTAAACGTTGTTGCACTAATAAACAACTCTATTCGTGTGCTAACTTGACTTGTTTCATTGATACTAATAATATACGGTGAACGTGATCTAATCATTTTGGCTGTTTAATTGAATAGTTAAAAATCTTTTCTAAATCTATTTTCAAGTCGTTGACTAATTCTTGAGGTAAACGTTTGTAAGCTGCTTCAAATGGCTTAGTAAAAAACAAAGTAGGACGTAACCCTTTTGCGTAAATTGAACGTGTTATTATCCATGCTGTTGCATCGTAAGATAAAAATTTACCTGTTGACTTCTTTGTTTCTGGGTCACGTTGTCTAAACTGAAACTTGCGCGCCTTAACCCATCGTTGTATTCCCTCCGTTAATCCTCCCTTTGCTCCCGTTCCGCTCCCAAACTTATATGGTGATTTTGGCGCTCTTGCATTTGAACGTTTACCCTTAACACCTTTGTCTTGATAAAATCCATACTCTTCCATTTCAAAGCTTAACGAATATCCCTTAGCGTAAACCTTCGCTTGTCCTTTTAAAGAGTTGTAAAGCTTCCGTGTGTTGTTATGTGACCCAAAAGGCGCACGACCTTTCGTTAGATTAGTACGTGCTTGTTTAATCACCGACGCTTTGAATTTATCCAACGCGTCCTGTAAACCCGACTCCCTTAAATCTGCTAACATATAGTCATTTCGTTAGGTGCTAAAATGTCGAAGGTCATAGTCCAACCAGCAACCGCATCGGTAAACCTATCAACAAAAGGCTCGCAACTTGCTGTATCGTCCAACACTTCATAGCCTAAATCACTAATATCCCCACGTCTAACCCTCTCAAATATCCTGTTTAGTATACTTAAAGTTGTGTTTAGAACGTCGTCCTCATTATCGTTACCCTTGAATATATCCGTTACGTCTTCTTTACTAATGTCTACTATACTCATCATAACCAATGATATGTTATACACCGTTGTATTACCTCTAAATGCTACATCGTTAAAGATAATGTGGCACAATGGGTACATATCTTGCTTAGCATTCGTAATCTTATCCAAACTTCCCTTAGTTACTCTATTCACTAATGGATCAGCAAGTATTGAATCATGCAGTAAAGTTGATAAATTATAGTAGTTTTTCATGTGACTTCTTTAATTGATTAACTTCGATTTTAGCTTTTTGTTGTTCAAAGGTTAAAAAAGTCAAACATTGATGAAGTCCCAACGCTGTAACTTCGTCAAATCTTCTAATGTCTCCCTGAGCGACGTGATAGATTGAGCTATACCATCCCCATTGTTTTGAGAATTGAACATTTTCGCTATACGGGTTTTGTTCTTCATTTTCTCCAAAGAGGACAGCGTACTGCTTATTAATTCGATTCCTAAAGTCCAAAAAAAAACCGAAGCAGGTAGTACAACGTCCAACGGTGCGTATCTCAACACCTCTGAATAACTTAAATCACCTTTGTAAGGTTCTATTTCATATTTGCCCTTAACGTCCTTTACAATCGGTCTATACATAACCGCCAATGCTTTGTGGATGTTTTGAAAATCCCCAATGTTAGCTTCAATGTCGATGTACTCACCCCAACTTATCTCTTCTAAGTCTGGAATAAAACCAAACTCAACACCATTCAATTTGAATCTATGTTTGAAGGCTGTCTTTTCGTTAAATATTTTATTAAAATGTTGCACCAACTCGATAACGGTTGACGCTTTCATCTTAACAACTTCCTTCAATTCAAGACCGCAAAAGATTTCAATCATTTTTTGAAACACAAACTCTTTATCATCAGAGTTGTTAAGTGTTAGCATGTACTTCTGATACCTATCTAAACTTATTTCGGATAGGTTGGAAGGTATTTCAATTTCTACTTTCATTGTTAAATGTTTCGTTGTAGTATTGTTCTGCACTATAATAATCTACTTCATTATCTTCTGAATAATCATAAGAATGATTTTTACCATAATCTACGGCATCAATTATCTGTTGCTTTTCCATTTCTAAAACCTTCTCTATTAAAGAATTTGGTAAAGTTGTTTCAAGTGTTTGCCACTCATTTAGTAACCATTGTACTGCTGTATTCATCTTACTTGCATTACTTTAGCTTTTACACCCTTCCAATATTTCAATGTCGCTTCCGCTTTCGCTACTTCGTTATCGATTGACTCCACGCATTGGAATTTCCAATTATCCCCATATTCGTCCTTGTAAGCATCGGCAACCTTAACCGCACTTTCGTTAATCATTTGTCTTAAACTTTTACCTGATTCCATATTTTCCTTTGTTTGGGTTTGCTAACTGATAACTAACTGCATAGCGCAAAGCATCTAATCCATGATTGAACTTATCAATCGGTGTTTCTGATTTCTTTTCTAACCAGCAATAGTTATTTAATTCTTTTATCAAATCTACGGAATTTTCGTCAATAATTAAGTCATAGTCCTGTAATAAACTTATGCCGTATTTTACCGAGTCAGCTCCTTTGATTGTTGGCACTATGTTTAAACCTTGCGCCTTTAATTCGTTTATCAAACGTGGCTCTGCATTATCTGCAACTATTAAATCACGCCCTGCAAACTGCCTATTAAGTTGTGCTAATTGTGATGTAGTCAACCCCGTTTGATAAATGTGTAATCTAACATAAATAATCTTGTTAGTCTTATCAATTGACGTCTCAACCAATGTAGATGGGTCTGTACTAAATCCGTAATCTTGACCGAATACCGAACCATTATCTTTATTGTATGCTCCAATCCTCCAATTGGTAAAGATAACACCCTCTGCTTTATCCAACCATCCACCAAGTATAGTGTGTTTGTATTTGTCAGGACGTCGTTCTTTTATCGTTTTTATTTGATTTAAGAAACTTTCTGAAAGGTTTGATATATTGTCTTGATACGTTGTGTGAATGTAAGTTGTATCGCCTTTAATTGTGTTTACTCCAGCCTCTACACCTCTACTCTCAAAGAACTTTTGATAAATGAAATGCTCTTTCGTTGCAGGATTTAGTATAAGTATTACCCTATTTTGTTTCTCTTTATGTCTTATTGAATAGTCAATCTTATCGAAAGTATCTTCATCGGTTAACTCTTCAGCTTCATCAAGTACCCATGTAGTAACACCTGCTAAAGATTTTAAGTTAGCTGTTTGGGTTCCGCTCGATGTTTTGATTCCTTTGAATAATATCTTACTACCCGTCCTTAGATTAATTATCTCGTCTTTGGTAATATGAAAATCCTTATGTTTATCTAATATATCAATCTTATCAATAAATTCAGGTATAATAGAGACGTGAGCAGAAGTAAGAGTGTACCTTGTAAATAAGATAACATGGTTGGTTTCGTATGTAAGGAGTAGTAATAGTAAATTAATAGAATATGACTTACCACTACCCCTACCACCTGTAACAATGAAATACCTACTATCATTTGCAAAAGCTTTATATTTCGGATTCAGAATTACCAAAACTAATAATGTCTTTTAAATTCATTGTAGTAACGTTAACATCTGATTCAATTCTTTCTTTTGCTTTACCAAACAAATGTTCAGATATAAATATTTTACCACGTTCAAACGTTAACAAATCTTTTGCTAATTCAATACGTGCTTCATCGTCTGTATTAACTGACTTTATTTGTTTTATAGCAGCTAAGAATATATTATTCGTTTTCTGTTCGTCTGCTACTGGTTTTCTTCCTGCTCCTGGTATTGCTCCTCCTTTGCCTGCCATCGAAAAAAGTTTTGATTATTCGATTACCCTAATAACGCTCCCTTATCTTCATAAGCGTTGTATACTTGTTTCATTTTACGAAGCATATCGTTCAAACAAGAAGCGCATGAAGTAGGTTGCTCATTCGTTTTAAATACTCTATTATAAACTTTTAAGAATTGTAACTGCTCTGAAGGTCTGACTCTTACCGTCATTTTAGGAAGTAAGAAAGTAAGTTGATCGTGTTCTACTTCTGTAAGACATTCAGGTGTTTTGTAAGGAAACATTTTGTTTAGTTTCTCTTGTCTTTGTTTGCAGTTACAATCATCCCCAGCAATGAAATGAACTACTTTGTCTATTCCTGTTGCTTCCGTGAATTTAGCTACTGTATCACCAAATCCCTTTGATACTCTTTTTGCCATGTTTTTAGTTTTCTTTTACATTTTTTAATAGTGTGAAAAATCGAGGTTAGACTAATCGTTGTATCCTTTTCTATTTCACGCATTGACTTACCGCTTCGCAAATATAATAAAAATAGTTGTTGGTCAAACCACTCCCATTTCTTTATTTCATTTTCAACACTCTGATAGTATAACTCTATTTCATATGTTTTGTTGTTTTCATCTTCCGATAGGTCAACCATGAGGTCTATGTCAACCATTGAAATCTCACGTTTGCAATAGTCAAAGAAGATGTTACGCAGCATTATCCAAATGAATGACTTTGTTATTACTTGGCCTTTACCGTATTTGTGAAAACGTATGTACATATCTTGAACGATGTCCTCTGCTTCGGTCTTAGCTCCGAACCTTTTTACTATTCGTACCCATTCGTCGTGGTATTGTGCTACTTCTTTTAAATCCATGTGTATAAACAAAAATACCCTTACAACAATTGCTGCAAGGGTATACAAATTACTATTTTATGCAAGCTCTAAAATTCCACATTCTTCCTTAGATAAGAGCAATAATTTATTAGGAATAAATCCAGAGAAACAATACTTTCCGTCGTACATTAAACCTGTGAATTTTATTATTTCTCCTTTATATTTATACATAATTACTTTTTTCTTTTTAGCCATAATCATTCTTTTATAAACGTTCCGTTAATTGTTTTACCTTTTCGGTATTCAATAACTTTAAAGGCACGTTTTGCACAATCTTCTAATGAATAACCCATTTGATTAGCTAATATAACAAGTGTGATGTAAGTATCTCCAAGCGCATCGATTGTTTCTGCGATGTCTTTTTTTAGTATTGCAGAAGATAATTCTCCAATTTCCTCATACACCTTTGCAAGTTGTTGAAACTTATTGTCGGGGTTGTCTAAGTTACGAGCTTTTGCCCAATTTATTATTTCTCTTTCCATTCTTTAATATATAAATCAATTAAAAATTTTGTTTTCTCTAAGTCCTGTACAAAGTTACCTTTCTTTCTGCATCTTACAAGGCGTTTGACTAAGTCAAATTCGTATGCGTTTAAGTCATGGTCTTCTGCAAACTTGTAAAGACTTCCTTTCTCATTATTGTAATAGCTCGGCGTGTTATCGGTAACTACTTCAAAGTAATTTTCGATAGTGTCAAACTGATGTTCTTGGCCTTTATCATTCATAATCCAAATATAGCTATTATCTTTTTTTATCACATCGTAAACTTTACCAAAAGTAACATTCGCAAAGTGTTTTTCAATACATCTTAACTTCATAAATTATACATTTTACTTATCTCTTCATTAATACCATAATCAATTAGGTATCTCCTACCGTTTAGTTCACCCCAGTTTGCTTTGTTATATAGGTCGCAGTTATTAATATCAAGCTCTTCAATCAAACCTTTGACTAAATCAACATCTGTATAGTCAACCGAGTCGACAGGGTTATATCGCTTCATTTTTATTATCCCTCGTTTGTAGGAATAAAGCTCACCTAATATCCCCAGGTCTTTGTACTTGTCCCAAAGGTTACATTCCTGTAAGCATTGCAAGTACCCACGCAATGATATGGGTACTTTAACAACGTGTTCCTTGAATATGAATACTACTCGTGTACTAACTTTAATTTTCATAATTCAAATGCTTTTATTGATTCTGCAAAGTTACCGTTTTCTTTTAATTGTGAAAGCATTTCGGCAACTACTTCACGTGTTTCTTGTTGTGTGTCTGACTTAAGTCTAAGATTGAAAACGTGTATAAACGATAGTAGTGAGCCTGTCCACAAAAAAGTAGTGTTAAGATTCAACGGTAAAATTGTTCGTGCCTGTTCTTTTGATACTCCTAAACTAATTAATTGTTTATACGCATTCTGACAAAGTTCTTTTACATTGTATTCAATCTCATTGCATTTTTCTTGTGCGTCGTACGGTAAAGCTCCTGCACTGCCTTGTTTACTATCTTTGCTTTGTTCTCTCCATTCGCTGATTAGTGTGTAAGTATCACTGAAATCCACGTAACGACCGCTTATACTATTAGCACTCATTCCAACCTGATGTTTAAACAATTGCCTCTCAACATATATAGGGCAGTTTATTCTAAACGTTAGTTGTGGATGTCTAAACACTGAGGTGTGTTTATGCTTAACCAAATAGTTTATCAATCTACTATTCTGTTCTTCTGAATAGTTACTTGCTTTCTTATCAAACGATACTCTCGCTGCATCGCATACGGTCGCATCGTTACCGTATACGGATATTAATTCAATTTTACTCATACTAAATCAAATAAATGTTCTACAAACTTATGAGAAAACTCAGTAGTACTATCTAAATTATTTTCTACCGTAAAACTATCGATAGTGTGTGATACAACTTTATATGTTTTACCCTCTGTAAAAGGTGTAATTACACCACCATACCACGCATCAATTTGTTGAAAGTCATATCTACACAATAACAAATCTCCTGTTTTATAATTATTCATATTTTCTATTTTTATTAATTAACTACCACAATATAAGCAATCTGTATCTTCATCTAATTCAGGATTATCTACTATCTCAGGGTTTAACCGCTTTTTCAAGTCGTAGATTTTTTGTTGGATGTCCCCATCGGCAAATAAATCGCCTGTTAACAATGCTTTTAATTGCTCTATTTCTTCTTTAATTTCCATCGTTATATTTATTATAATATGCTTTTCTAATTAATCTACCTACGTTAATAACGCCGACACGATTCTCTCTGAACTTCCACCTGTCGATGTCAAACTCTATCGCTATCATCCAGCGATTCCTGTTCTTATTATTTCTTGAAATCATAAGTTTTCCAGTTCTGTTTTTACTTCTTGCCAATAATCCATTGTTGAATATATTGTTGTATTAAATGGATTGCTGTGAGGATTTGAATTTATTATCTCATCAACCGATAATATAGCGCATTGTTTAGCTATATCAAAATTACCATTAAAAACATGAACAGATAATAACTCATTATACTTATCAAATAACTCGTGTGCTTTCTCTTTCGCTGTCATAACTTTTCTAGTTCTTCTTTAACTTCTAATAAATACATTGTTTTATCAAATCTTTCACTTAAATCTCCTGTTATAAATTCACGTGCAAATTCAACTGCAATTAATGCGCATTGTTTTGCCATTTCTTTTCTTATAACCCTGTTAATTACTGGATTGATTTGATTCATTCCTTTATTAACATACATCATAAACAATTCTTCTGATTTCTCTTTTGGTGTCATTGTATCTCAATATTAATGTTTTCTTTGAACTCGTCAATCTGTTTGATAACATTGGAATAGGTTTGAGCCATTGTTTCGTTGTTGTTCTCTACAAAGGTAGCTGCAAACCTTTCAACTCCTGTAATGAAAGCATTTATTGTTTGCTTTATCTCACGCTTGTGAAATATATTATCAGATACATCGTCTAATGAATGCAAAGCCGATTGACATAACATTGTAGCATGAGCTATGTGTTTGTAATATTCTATCGCCTGCTGACGTTTAGCCTCAGTCAAATCGCTGAGGCTTGTTACTTTCTTTTTCATGTTAAAATGGTGTTTCTTCTGTTGATTCAACTTTGTTAACTCTCCACGCATCTATTGATGTGAAATACTTCCCTTGCCACTCGTTGGTTTTGAAGTTAAATAGTACCTCAACTTCTTGGTCAACTTTGTTGTACTGTAAGAACTTATCTACTTTCTCAGTTCCAAAGATACCAAACTTTACCGCTTGAGGGTATTGCCCCTCCAATTCTTTTACTACAAACTCAATCTTTTTGTTTGCTCCTACTTCAACCACTTCTAAAATGTTTGTGATTTTACCGTTAAATTTCATTTCGTTTTTCATCTTCTTTTATTTTATTGTTTGCTATTTTAAACGCCTCTTTGACGCATTCTGTTACACTATACTTTTTCTTTTGGTACTTAAGCCTCATCCTTATCTCATCGATAGGTATGTCGCTAAAGTCAACTATACTTCTTTTCATGTATTTGGTTTATGTATTGTTGATAATATTCAATTGCTGCCGCTGAGCGCTCTAACATTTCCTGTTCAAGTTCTAAGTCACGTTCAATCGTTAACATCGTTACAAGGCTTTGAATCGGTGTATCTCGCACTCTATGTAGTTCTTCACTTTCGTAACCTATTAAGTCGCTTGGTGTGTTGACCATGCAGTAAGCAAGTGCAGCACGTTCTACATTGTACAAGAACATATAGCCCCGTAATTGATACTCATAATCTTTGATATTAATATCTCCAGGAGTTGCTGGGAATGTATCAAAGCTCCACGATGTTTTAATGTCGATAATTAACTCAGGTGTAACTATGTCCGCTTCCCCTGTTAGCAGCTCGGTTGTTTTACGTTCCGTGTTCTTTTCGTAGTTAGTGAACAGAACATCGTTTAGTAGTTCAATAGATTGGTTTTCGCATTGTATACCCTTAGTTACGTACTTGTTGTTTAACTCAGTAGTGTAACCGAAGTAATCTTGTTTCGCAATTGACTTGATGTAACTCTTTGCTGTTTCGGATAAACCCCCGTCTTTTGAACGGGAATTAACCATTATTTTCGGTAGTGATGAACAACGTATTAACATGATTTTTTAAATTTTAATTGATTATACTTTAACAATTCAGCGTCTTCATGTTCCGTTAAATCTTCTATAACTTCACAATCAATACAAAGTGTATCCGATGTAATATTATACCATTGGTGTGTTGCTTTTCCAATAAATTCAACTGATACAAATTCAACTCCTTCTGATATTGAATCATAAAAAACAACCGAAGAACCAATAGGTGCAATATATTCTTTTCCTTCTAAACGCATTAAAGGCTCACCCTCTCTATCGTATAATTCATATGTTACTAACATAGCTCCAATTGTTTAGGTGTTAATTCAAATTTCTCTTTTAGCTTTTCCATTGTGTACTCACCTTTCTTAATCTTTTCAAGTGCAGCAGCCAACCTGTCGTCTGATATTGTTTCTTTGCGTTTGCCTGTTTGCTCTCCACTCGCATCGATGTCTTTATCGGTAACAAGTCCTAACATAGATGAAAGGCAGTATCTTCTAAAGTAAGTTATCGCACTACCCATAACCTGGAAGTCGTTCATTCCTTTGAGCTGTACATTCATTGGAATATCTGTTTTACTTTCAATTGACTCACCGCTTTCAACGTGAAAAATGATAGTGACCATTTGATTTTCTTGAAGCAATTGTGTAAATCCTAACCCGTTCTTTTTCATTAATGGATTGATTACTTTATAGATTGCTGTAAGGTCTGCATATGAGTAGCCAAAACCTTGAGTGCCTTTGTGTATTGTTGGTACCTCCTGTTGGAAGTTAGCCAATGCTTTGTATAAATTTTTCATGATACAATTAGTTTTAAATTGTTTTTCTTAAAGATTGTCATTTCTAAGTCGTATTCAATTGAATCCCAATTAATATTTAAATGGTCAATTAATACGTCCTGTTCAAATGCTCCGAGTACTATCGACCCGTTGTAAATGCTAATTGAAAAGAACTTTGAAGCATCGACCTTCCGAAGTATCAATGCTAATTTTCTGAGGTTTGTTTTCATTGTGTGTTTTGTTTTAGTTGTGTTACAAATATAATCATTAATTATTAATCCGCAAGTATTTCTTTAAATTTTTCTAAACTTTTTATTAAATAATATTTGAAGCCTTGGTTTTCAACAAGCGTTTGGAACTCTTTTTGTTTGTCAGATTGCCTTCCAACGTCTGTTTTTACTTCGATAAAATACACGTTACCAAAATGTATCATAATTAAATCAGATACACCCGGAAACAATCCTGTTGCAATTTTTCTCATTTGTTCCTTTGCATCTTTTGAATCATTAGGTACTGAAAAAATTAAATTTCGTGGATAATGTTTCTTTAAGCAATAGTTATTTCTATACCACATTACTATTTCCTGTTGAATTTTGTCTTCACTTTTCATTTGTACTTTAAATTAAATTGTCTGTTTGCCCATCCTTTTTTATAGCCCATATATTTCTCATAAGCAAAATAATCTTCTTTTGTTTTCAATTGGTGGAATATCCATGATACTTTATAACCTTTTGCTTTTTGTATCATTTCTAGTTCTTTAAATGTTGCACCTTGTATTTTAGATTTTAAAGCGTTTGAAGATAGTTTTTGAAGTTCTACAATTACATCTTCCTCTTTTTCCTTTTCGGACTTTTCAAACACGTGACCACATTCGGGACAATCCATAATTCTTGCAGGCATAAGGTAGCAACATTCGGGACATTCTTTTATTGGTGCAGCACCTTCTTTTTTTTCTTTTTTCTTTAAATTCCATTTTCTTGGTGCTTCCCAATAGTGATGTCTTTGAATGTTATTCCCAAAATCTAATATTGTAAATTCATTTTTTATTGGTGTAACCCTCGAGCCACGGCCTACCATTTGAAGGAATAAAGGCAAAGACTTTGTGGCCCTATATAAAATTACAACTTCAATAGTTGGGCAATCAAAACCCGTTGTCAAAATTCCGTAGTTTGACAAAATTGCACCAGGTGTATTTTCAAACCATTCTATAACTTCATCTCTATTATTCATGTAACAATCCACATGCTTTGCGTTCAAGCCTTTGCTTACAAATGAATTTACAAGCTCAATGGATGAATCTCTACTTGGTGCAAATATTATTGCTTTCTTACCGTTGCAAATTTTTGTGTAATTATCATACACACCGTGGTAAAGTTGTATCTCTGAATATTTATCTGCCATGCTTTTCTCATCGTAATCACCAGCTTTTGTTTTTACACCTTTTAAATCAACTTTAACACCATATGAAATAGGAGTTGATAAATTACCACTCTCTATTAAATCAGGTGTATCTATGACTTGTATAATATCATCGTAAAACTTTTCCAAACTTAATTGTTTGCCCTCTCGGTGTGGTGTTGCAGTTGCACCTATTACATACGTTTTTTTATTTATGTAATCAAATAATCCATCAAATATAGATTTGTGAGCTTCGTCAATTATGATTAAATCTAAACTATGAATCCACTCTTTTAGTATTTCAATCCTACGCATTACCGTTTGAATCATTCCAACAAATAGATTTTCGTTTAAATCTACTTTTGAATTTGGCTTTATCAATTGTGGCTTTAATCCTAACTTTAATAATACGCTATCTGACTGAGAAAACAACTCTTTCCTATCTGTTAAAATCAGTATATTTTTGTTTTTTGTAAATGCGTTTTTACACATGTAGGAAAACATAACAGTTTTGCCCGATCCTGTTGGGGCGCATAAAACTATTTTTTTATTTCCTTTCTTAAATGAATTTTGTAATCCATCTACATATTGTTTCTGATATTCTCTAAGTTCTAAAATGGACATTCTTCTGCTTTTTTAAATTCGTTACTACTTGTTATTTCAAACCATCTTTGACCGTTGGAATTTCCTTCTGTGTATGTCTTACCATAATAAGCGGAATACTTTTGTATCCAAATTGTAAAACGTTTAGACTTTAACCAACTTCTAAAATCTTTATGCTCCTGTAAAAAGTTTTCAAAACAAACACTTTTAATTAGTCTGTTGTCTTCTTGTACGTTTCCATCTCCAATCCACTCTAAAAACTCAGAAGATGTTTCATTGATTAATTTTCTATGTTCTAAATTCGTAAAGTCAAATGGTACCAATCCCTTTTCAAGGTAAAATTTTTGGCAGTTTATCATAAAATGGTCAAACCTTGCCCACTCATTTTCGTTCCAATCATCGAATAACATATGGCCGAACTCGTCTAAAGGTGTATGATTCGCATTAAAATAACTTGACATTTCAACTTCAAATTTTCTACGTTCAAAAGAACCACCAACCCCTCCAATAGTATAGTTTGTTGTAATTACTATTTTTGGAGACTTAGTAACAGGAAGTTTAATTGCGTCCTGCCCTTTATATTCTAATGTTATACCCTCTGTAATTAATGAAAATAAAGATTCAAACTGAAAGTTCTTTTTAACGTCATCAAATACAAGCAGTTGTGTATCAACAGGAACTGACTGATAAGGAAATGATTTAGTAAACTCAAAGGTTTTACCATCTATTGCAGATACTTTTTTCATTTTACCAAGGGCATTCCAAAACAAAGATTTACCCGAACCACCGTTAGGATTATCAGAAATTGTTTCATCGTTGAATATTATCGCTTTATTGTTTGCACTTGTTTTGTAGGAGTGCATTAAGTAACCAATGACAGATTTTAAACTTTCGTATTTATTTTTATTTTGTGATGAAGCTAACCAAAGAAATCGCCTAAACTCTGAGTCATGGTGGTCTGCATCTATAAAGTCACGGTCAATTACTTGTTTTTTCCAAACAAAACCTTTTAAGTCTTCATAGTTTAATTTTTGGTAACCATCTTTAAATACTTTGATTACACAATTACGATAGTATAAAATTGCAAAGTCAGCAGCATCTTCTTCAATGTTAAATTTTGCAGTTTCAAGCATTGACAAATATTGCGGTGTAAAAGACTTTGTACTACCTGCAACTAAATCAAAAGGCTCTAAACTATCACTACTTAACAATTCGTTTAGTACGTGGTCTTTAATTTGAAACTCCGTTACCTCATCTACAAAATTACCTTCCTTAGTTATGAAAGTAAAAGTCTTTGATTTATCAATTGGAAAATGCTTAAAAAAGTTTTTGTTTTCTAAATAGAATTTAAACTTATGATGTGAAACTACTAACTTACCCTCCTCATTGTGGCTCCAAAATTTGTTTACGTCAATTTTACTTTTTTGTGCATTTATCTCAGCATCTAATTTTTCATCGCTTAAGTCAGGAAATGATTTTTTAATATAGTCGTTTGTCTTACCAACCAAAATCATATTTGAAATGGTCTTCAATTTAACCTTGTCTTCAAACTGTTTTGTACCAAAGTTAGATGTATGCTTATAAGCTGAGTTTATTAATGCTAATATTTCTTTACTATCAAAATCCTTTTGCTCGTTTGCTAAAATATACCTTTCTGCAATAAATCTTTCAACTCCAAAATCATTAAATGCAAGTGCTAATTTATGGAATGAATTGTTACGATTTACACCGTTATAAGACTTCTTAAACCATACCATTAACCTATTAGCTATTTGATCCTGGTCTATTAAAGGAATGTTAGTAACTACTCCTAAAGTACTATTTATTTCTACTAATTCAGTTCGCTCAAAGTCAACGTATAAATCAGATTCTAAATTAATGTAAATTGTTGGGTCGTATGATTCAAAACAAAGGCGGCTAATGTCAGCTCCCGAAGTATCTATCGTGTCACTACCGTAGTTATCATTTACCCAACTAAAATGCTTTACAATTGATTTATAGTACTTGTTATATTCATCATTTGATTCTATACAAGGTATTTTAACCAAAGCCTTTAAACCATCTCCCGAAGGACTTATCCAAGTAGCATAAACATAGTTGTCTTTTGTTAATTTTTCCTTTAACTCTAAAACTAAATCATAGCTTTTAAGTTTGTCAAAATCCAATATACATAAACCACTTGCCTTTTTTAAATTATCCTTTGACCTTGTGGTAAATGTACCTGCAAATGTAACAGCTGATAATTGTAGTTTAATTTTAGATTTCTTTTTTGAATCTAATTCAGCTCTAACTAATTCAATTGTTTTTTTGCTATCCCCATTTCTAATGCGATCTAAATAAAACAATACGTTTTTTGGTCTTCCTATCGGCGTGTTTTGATAGGCGTCTTTGTAAAAATCAACATTCATAATTTCTATAAAATAAAAAACCTCGAGTATCGGTGGTGGAAGTCACTTCAACTCGAGGAATTTATAAAAAATTTCTTACTGTAGCTTCCACTCTACAAATGCAAATATAGTAATTATATTTTAATTAGATTCTATTTATAGTAATTTATAATCATTCTAAATAAGGTGTATAATTATCGATGTGTACTGTATTATTTTAAATGTGTACTTAAATGTGTACTGTGTTAACTAATTAATATTTAATAAATTACCGCTAAAAATAAGCGAATAGTACACATTTTTTGTATTTTTCCGACAACTCGTTTCAGCGGTAAGAATAAATATATTTTTTATATAAATATATATATTATAGAGTACCGTAATATATATAGTATAGGGTTTCAAAGTGTACTTCGTACTATTTTGCATTAACTTATTGTTTTATAATTAATTAAGTGAGTACACATTGTTTTTAAAAAGTACACATCAAAAAAAAACCGACTTGTTAGGTCGGTTTAGTTGGTTAGTCATTGTAACATTCCCCTATTTTTTGACTGAATTAATTATCTTTTTCATTTTAAAATAGTGTTGGGTTAATTTTTTCTAATTCAGTCTTAGCAAAGCCATACTCTTCAATCTCTTGTTTTGTAGTTTTATGATTTTCTAATAAGTTCTTTGCATCGTTATAAAAGTTCTTTTTAATCTCAAAACCATAAGCTTTGCGCCCTTTGTTTACACTTGCTAATAAAGTGCTTCCACTTCCACAACAAGGATCTATTACCACGTCATTTTCATCTGTAAAAATTTCAATTAATTTTTCTAATAACTTAACTGGTTTTTGAGTAGGATGTATTTTAGGAGTTGTTGTATCTCTTTCCCAATCAATACAATTCATAATCATTTTTCCTTTGTTGTTGAATTTCGGTAACTTTTCTCTATAAAATAATAGCCCATATTCGCAATTACCAACAACTTTCATATTTGCTTTTAAAACTTGTGCTGAGAAGTTCTTTCTAAACACTAAATTTATATAGTTATTTAAACCGTATCTTTTAGCTAATTCAATTAAATACATTTGTTGGTCAAACGCGCAAAATACAATCATACATGGTGCTTGTCCCTTTTCCTTTGGTTCTTTTTTTAATAATTGACTGCAAAAGTGCATAAACTCCGCAGGTTTAAAATTTTCATCCGTATCAAAAAAAGATTTTCCAGCTTTATCACTTTCACCATTTGCATTATCTCCTCCTTCATACCAGCTTGGATTTGAAGCATAAGCATTCACACCTAAATTATATGGTATATCAGCAATGATTAATTGTGCTTTTGGTATTTGATATCTTTTAAAATTCTGAAAATGGTCATTAAAAATTTCTGCTTTCATTTTAAAACTTTTTTAACATTTCAATATATCCTTCATCTTCTGCGTATCCTATCTTTTGTAAGAATACGTAATAATCCCCTTTAACATATCTTTTATCCTGCCAAGTCTTGTAATACTCCACGCACTCTGAAGCGCTCTTAAAACGCATTAAACGACCTTTGTAGATGAATCCAAACGCATTGTTGTACTCTCGAAATGCTCTGCTCTTTCCGTTGCCTGTTTCTAAGCGGTATTGTGCGTAAACAATTTCAGGATGTTTTATCCCCTTGTCTTTGATTTGCTGTAAACTCAATTGACCGATAGATAGCTTGCTCATCAGTAGACAGCTCGTCAAAAGTAGGGGCTTGATAAATGTAATCTTCTTCATTGTATGCTTCGTTTTTGTGCCCAAAATATAGGCTTGTTATATACTTTTTTCCTTCGTACGTTGCGATTGCGTGACCAACGGTTGCAACAGGTACGTTTAAATGCTTTGCGATGTCAAGCTGAATCCATCCAGCCTCTATCATATTACGCACTCTATCGTAAATGTAGTTATAGTTCGAAGGGCTTCGCACAATAGCAATTGATTAAAATGTTTTGGAATGGTGCGTCTTGGTCGTAATCCGTAACCATGTATTCACCCGAACCTCCACACGTAATACATTTGTTTAGCTCTGCAAATTCATCAAACTGTTCTAATTCCATTGTAGTGCAAATGCGGTCGCCCTCTTCCGTGTAAACAAGGCCGTCATTGATATATAAACGCTCTCTAAGGTCTTCAAACGATGCGTATACACTATCACTATCAATCTTCATGAATTCAACGTCTGAAGGCATGATTAACGTATCAACCTTGAATATTTTACTTATTATCCTTTTCATAGCATATTCCTGTTAAAGTCCAACCTAATAATCCAAATGCAGTCCAAAATGCTGTGGATGTGTTCCAATATTGATTTACAAATCCTACAATGATAATGCAAACCAATGCATATAATAATTTTTTAGCGTTTCTCATGTCCCATTATTTTTAAGATGAATTCATAGTTTTCGCCTGCTACCTTTTGCGCTTCGGTTACTAACTCTTCCGAAAATTTTACTTTATCGAATCTGTTACCATAGCCAACCTTTTCTCTAATTTCTGATATTTGGCTTTCAATTAAATCTGCTGTTTTCATATTTTTATTTATTATTTTTAATTTGTTTGATGTCCCATATTAGTTAAAAATATGGGATAGTGCGTAAACATTTTTGCAAATTTGTTCTTTTGCTTTTTTAGAACGTTCTGTTTTTTGTTCTAACAATTCAAGAATTAAAGCATTTTCGTCTTGAAGAGCTTTTTCAACTGCCTCTAAAGGTTCTAATCCTGCGATTATGTAATTAATTGCTCTTTCTTCTGCTGAGTGTGATAGTCCTGTTTTCATGTGTTTATGTTTTTAATTATGTAGCAAATATATATATTAATTATTAATACACCAAACTTTTGAGCAAAAAAAAAGCGATTAATTTCTTAACCGCCTAAAACACAATAGTAAAGATACTAAAATTCCTTCAATAAACAATAGGTTATTCTGTTTTGATTCTTGATTAGGTTAATTACCATGTAATATTGTTCTGTATTGTTAACTACTTGACAACCAGCGCTCCAACCACCAATGTTTTCACCTATTATTTTTTCTAAATAGCTACACGTATGAAAGTTGATACCATAACCACTCCCAGTAATTGGCGCACCTATCTCCTCACTCTTACCGTCTTTATCTCCGTCACGATAAACAATAAAGTTACCTACTTGTTTTAGGGCAGGCATCTTACCTTGATGCAGTCCGAACTTCCAAACGTCGTAATACACTTCATCAGCTTTAACAACAGCAGCACCTACTCTATTATATTTAAGATAACCACCTTGTAAGATTGGTGTGCCTGGGTTGGTTGTGCCTGTTACAACCTTAACAAATTGCTCACCGTTGAATAAGTAGAACTTATCGTCATATTTGTTAGGTGCATCTTCCTCACTTCTAACACCTACAATCCAATACCCTTGTGGAATACCTTTGAAGGATTTTAAACTCTTTACTCTATCGAGTATCTGTTTGTCGGTATAATTCTTAACGTTGTTCATCTATTGTTAATTGAGATAAAACACCAGCCACCGACCCAACGGCAACCATATAACCACCTACTAAGGTAAGCCCGAAAGGTGGCGCAACAAACACTGCTCCTAACCCTCCGATAACTATTCCTACACTTTGCACTTTCTTCCAAAAGTTTGGAGTTGGTGCTAACCATCTATTTTTTAAATTCTTCAAAACTTCCATCTGTAAATTTTATTAAATAATTACTTGAATCGTGCCAAATTGTATGCACTATCTTACCATTTATATTTTGCCCTTCGTAGTATTTACGCTTCATAGCGTTGGTAATGTTACGGTAAATTCTGAAGGCGTGCCTAATACGTCTTCAAGTCCTTCAACGTGTTGTATGTAGTAAAATCCATCTATAACCGAATGATTATAATTAACCCAATACAAAGTGTCCCCTTGAGCGTTTGGCAACCCTTTATAAGTTGCCGCTTGATTTCTTGCATTAATTGCCTCTTGTTCTGTTGTGTATTTATATCCTGTCATATTTAGTATATTGTATAGAATGAATTTATATTTGTTGAAATTCCTGTACGATTAGATATTTGGTCAGAAAAATATGTTGTTATTTCTTGCAAATAACCTAGATGATAATTCCCATCAAACTCACCTCCTCTACCAATTGTAGTTTTAAATTCTGTTCCGCTATTTTGTTGTGCAGTACCACCTAACCAATCCGAAACTGTTTGTAATGTATTATTCCAATAAAATTTACCTAAATATGGCGACGTGTTAGATTTATAGTGCTGTTCAAATAAGTAAGAAGAACTTAACGAGGCAGAATTAGCGGTTAACCAATATCTATAGTTTGTATTATCACCGGAACAACCGAACATTTTGTAAGATTGTGAACTACTTATTGAAAATTGATTGTAAGTTGTTCGCCCTTCTCCAGAGTTATTACCTGAACCAAGTATACATCTTGTTGAATTTAGATCTGTAAAATTAGCTGAAATCCAAGTTGAATAATTAGTAGGCTTTGTTCCTCCATTTAAATAGCCACAATCCAAATATCTGGAAGCTCCATCAAAAAACAAACTAGGTTTACCATTAAATGTTTGTAAAGTTCCGTTAATAACTATATATGGTTGATTAACTAGTGATACTTGAGTTCCATTTTTTTGATTCCCTGATTGGTCGTACCATATAGACACATACCCACTATTAGCTCCGACAAAATTACTGATTGAAGTAGTGTCCAATTCACCATTTACAAAACCAATATCTTGAGAGGTGTTGTCGCTTGAACGTCTTACACGAATAGCATATCCTGTATATGCTGTATTTAATTTGCGTAACGAATACGCAGCACTTGCTCCGCTGTATATATCTAATAACAAAGGCACGCTACCTCCGCTGCTACTTATTATCCCGTGGTTTGCTAATATCATTTAAGTAAATTTTAAGTTTAATTATATTCTCTTCCTTTGGTTTATATTCTTTTTTTTTCTTCATAAATACCAATTAGTTAAATAGTTATTATGCTGTGGATATACATCACCGTTTTGATTTGCCGTGTACTCAGGAAATAAACTATTATTTTTGCAAATATAGTCTAAAAACCTTTGCGAGTAACTTTCAGCAATGCGTTTTTCTTTCTCGATTAAGTAATCAACCTCCTCTTTCGATACGATTTCGCTATTCTCAGATTGGTGCTTATATATCCCTTTATTCGAAATAGTGTAAGCGCAGAAAGGTAAATACTCAACCATGGTAAAATGTATCAGCATTGGTTTTAAATACGACCTTACAAGCGTTATGTAATTACCCGATAAAGTATTGTTGGTAATATCCGTTTTAATCTTATCCAATAGCTTACTACCCGTGTATTGTTGAATCCAAATGTTTTGCGCAACCAACACGAATTGAATCACTTTGTCAACGTCTGTATTTGCGTTCAAAGAGGTGTATTCTTGCAAGTCTTTTTTTGATATTAATAGTGCTTCTGCCATGTCTTAAAATTATTTAGGTAAAAATCCCTTATTAGGCATATCAATCGGTCGTGTGTAAACTCGTTTATCGTTTGTCGGTGCGATTTCACCAAGTTTGCGAGTTTGTGCAGGCGTGAACTTCTTAGCTAAAGGTGAATTAACGTCTGACTTTCTTAAGTAAGTTTCTCTTACCCACTTATGATGACATGCTCCACCGCCTTTGTATAACCATATGTCATAAGTAGTTGCCCCACGTGGTCCAAAACCGCCCTCTGTTCCGTCTGCTCTTGTACTTGTTTGGTTTACAATTTCACTGCTCATTCTAACAATATCCTCTTTACGATATACTTTATTAGCTTGAATCATTTTTCTGCAAAACAAACGAGTCTTATCAGTTATCTCACCAACGTATCTATAACGATGCTTGAAAATCTCACCATCTTGTAAGCTCTTTGTGTTAGGTCGTGCCGTACCTGTTTTTACTAAGTTTAGAACCTTAGACAATTTTGTAGGCTCGTTAAGTTTGCGTAATTGTTCGTCCAATTCCTCTTCAAGCTCATAATCTACCTCGTGACTATCAATCAACACCCACTCATCTAAATCAATGTCCTCACCGTATTTCGCAACGTCTAATTCATCCTGGGCGCTCATTTTAACCTCTTGTACAGGTTGTAGTTCATCCCCTTGTAAAGGATTCAATGTTTTAAACTTAAGGTTAAGTGAAACACCATTAAATGACAACACTTTTTTAAGCATTTCAACGATCATTTGTTGTTTTGGCTTTATAACCATGTTTTCAAATAACAACGCTCCTGTTTTCATTTCATCAGCATTGCTACTAAATCCTGATGCAACCGACACCCCAAATAATAAAGGAGTAGTAACGTTGTGAGAGCGTAATATTTTGAAGGTAGATTCATCTGACAAATATTGGTAATGGTCCGCAGCGTCTTGCAATGGTACGGTGTCAATTGTTGTTTTAGTAGCTTCATTCTCATTGAATGATATTACAACTTTCTTACCCTTTGACCCTGTTAATTTACCTATCACAGACGCAGAAATTTCATCCTTCATCTCGTCGGTTGGTGTCCCATTGTTGAAATTTACGATACTGGTGGGAGCGAAGGAATTTTCAACCTCATTAATAAGGTATTCAGCTATTTTTTCTTCAAGATATGCGTAATCAATCCCACCTTGATAATCGACATTTGAAAAGTATTTCATACCAGCAGAATAAGGTGCTAGATACAAAATCTCAACTTCTTTTTTTGAAGTTCCAAAAGCATCGAATCGTTTAGGTACGTACTTCTTTGGGTCGCTCCAATTGTCAGAATAATAATAACCTACAATGTCCCCGTCTTGGTTACACTTTTCAGGTCTTAACAACTGAATAGGTGTGTGAAAAGCCCTTGTAATTGCCTTATGTCCTTTGTCATAGTGTATCTGTAAGGCACATTGACCAAGTGCGTACAAATCGAATATAATGCGCCTTAAATCATCTTCTTTAAGAATAGATAGTAATTGCGCCCATTCGTTTGGCTTCATTGCGCTATCAGTAGCTGTTAACCCTTGACCAAATATTAATCGGCAAATGTTATTAATTACGGCGTTATTGGTTGCTGAATTACTATACCTGTCGATTAAGAACTGATAGTAATTATTATCCGCTCCATATTCTACCCACTCGTTTTTATTGTTCTCAACAATGACAGGGGCAGTGTAGGAGGATAGTTGTATAATGTTATTCATAAATAATAAATTCGTTGGTTGTTACCGTTTGTGTGAAATTCGAGCTTGGATTATCTGTACAAAATACACGTCCATAGAATCGGATATCGTTTGTTTTTCCAATCTTACAAATATACGTATGACCTTCTTTTAATGCAAATGTAGCCGTTGCCGTGTGGTAATAATCACCCGTTGCGTATGTAGTTATATTAATCGTTGTAGTGACGTTTGTTTGTTCGTCGGTTAAAAATATCTTATCTGAATTACCCGTGCCTTCACGTGGGATAAAATAAACCGTTTGCGGTGATGTGGATGTCGTTAATACTATCATTAATAGTATAACTAAAAAAGAGTGTTTTTGTTGCAAAAAAAAGAGGGGCTATTAAACCCCTCCGAAAAATTAACTTGTAACTATTATACTTGCTGTTTGTCCTCCTGATGGGTCAATGTCGTAATAAAACGCACTTGTACCACTTGCAACGAATTGCGACGGCAATAGCTCTTCCGCTTGGAAGGTCAAGGAATAACCGCTAAAATCACCCAAAGCCCCTCCATTATTTATACTTCCTGCTGTTAAATCACAACCTCTAAGTAGTCCAACCAAGAAAAATTGTCCTTCGTTGTTTTCAACTAAAATACGTGGTTTTGCATAAGCCAATGTTTTAACAGCATTGTGCGTTGCTATGTCCTGTTTTTTTAGTTTTATAGTCAATGTTTGACGAAAAAAAGTAGTACCGTTTTCACGTGAACTTACTATCTCTTGGTCGTAAACATTCTCATTAGATTTCAACTCAAACTTATAAAGTTTCTCCACAAAATTTACGTAGTCAATTGATTCGCTAAAATCAGTATCAGCAACATAAATCCCACTGCCTAAAGTTGTTTCCTTGTAAATGTAGTTAGCTGTAATATCTTCATTAATAAAGTATACATTACGCAACCCACCGAGACTGTCTTTACACGGCTCTATACGTCCCGAAGTTATTAAACAAGCCATGATTAAGCAGTTACAACAGTTGCACCCGTGAAACAATCAGAAACAATAGTCGTTGAGCTTGTAATATCAGTGAACGGTGCTGGTAAAGCCTCTTCCGCCGTAAAAGTCAAACTGTAACCTGAAAAATCTGAAAGCGCCCCGCCATTATTGATACTACCCGCCGTTAAATCTGCTCCTCTAAACAATCCCATCAAGAAAAATTGACCGTTGTTATTCTCTACTAAAACGTGCGGTCTAGAGTAAGCTAATAACTTTATTTCTTTGTGTGTTGTCGCATCTTGTTTTTTCAACTTAATTGTTAACGTTTGTCTGAAAAAAGTCGTCCCAGCTTCACGGCTTGAAACTATTTCTTGGTCAAATACATTTTCGTTAGATTTCAACTCATATTTATACAAGTTATCCACGTTTGTTACTGCTGTTATTAGGTCATTCGAGAAAGTCACGTCTGACGGAACTATCTGAAAATTAATAAAGTATACGGCTTTCAGTCCTCCGATTGCCTCTTTGCACGCCTCCGCGCGTCCTATGGTTAAGTTACATGCCACCTGATTAAGTTTTAAATTTTAAAAAAAAAGGAGGGAAGTTAAACCCCCTCCCTTAATTGGTTATTAATTAGTTAATTAATTTGCTGCGTTTACGATGTTGTAAGTAACAATGTCAGATACTGAATGATAATTTACAGCCATTCCTGCTCTAAGTACAAAACGTACATTTTGAGAACCGTCTAATGGGCTCATATCTATCACCTTAACTTCGTTTTGGTCGTTTAATAAACCACAACCGAAGAACAAGTTAGAAGTCTCAGCAGCGATAGCAGTGTTAGCAGCCATACCGTTCGCAACGAATAAAGGAATACCCTCGAAAGTTAACGCTTGACCATTATACCATTGTGTCCCCTTAGCTTCAACACCATTGTTAGATGTAGCTGCAACACTAAATCCACCCAACGCTCTTACATAAGCTCTCATTACACCTTGTGGAACGTAAATTTTCAAGTCAGGAGAACCATACAATGCTGTTGGAATAGCATCTACAATTTTTCCTAATTCAGCGATTACCGTAGAAGCTGCAGAAATAGCAGAAGAACCAGCAACCTCATTTGCAGTAGGTAAAGCAGCATCAGCAGCTAATAATGTAGCAATGCCGTCAATTTGTCCAGCCGTAGCCGTTGCACCTCTCCAAATAGAAACCTCAACTGACTCAGCAACTTTCTCAGTAATGTAAGCCAAGAAATAATCTACAAAAGATTTAGCTAAAACTTTGTTAGCAGATAATCCCATTTCTTCAGCTTCCCATGTAGCTTCAAAATCTTTTTTACACAATTGTAGGTTAACTTGGAAATTCTCCAATGTCAAACTTCTTTCAGTCAAAGAAACCTCTGAAAGTGCAGTAAAGTCACACGTTGCATTTTTCAATAAAGCATCCGTGCTTAATTTATGCATTGTAGTCTTATAAGCAATGTTTGGAATGATAGTCATACCTCCATTTGCCAATGTGTTACCGCTTAATAAAGCAGCTTTT